CGGTAACTTACAACGTTCTATTAAAATTATATCAGACGTAAAAAATTTAAAAAAAGCTACTTCCTCAATAGGGCCTTTATATCAACCACAAGGTAAAGGAGCTACATTAGGAAGCGAAGGTAAGACCGATGGTTTTTATGCGCACATGATTTACGGAAGTACAAAAGCATGGGTAAGGAAGGTAAAAAACAAAGCTGAAAGGGCTAGTCAAATGGCTGTTATTCAAAAGATGTCGCAAGAAGCAATAAGGGTAGCAAAAGAATACCCGCGTAAATTCTGGGAAATATGATAGGTAAACTAATATATTCAAGATTGTCAACTGCTTCAAATATTACTGCCATTATTAGCACTAATATCTACCCAGATATTACGCCTCAAAATGTTGATTATCCATTTATTGTTTATTCTATTATTGATTCAAATCCAGTTGATTTTAAAGACGGACAAAGTAATTTAGAAGAAATTGATTTGCAAATAGACGTATATACCCAAAATTACGACACTACCCAAAACCTATCTAATTTAATTAGGAATAGATTGGACAGATTTGTTGGTACGCTTGAGGGTGTTGAGGTGCAAACTATAAAATATGTTAGGCAAAGTTCACAGGTATTTAATGCAGAACTTTCTGTCTATTGGGTTAGTATTGATTTTATGATAAAAATGAAAAGATAATATGAAACTAAGGCTTTTAAAAGAATGGAATGGAAAACAACCGGGTAACACTGGCGTTTTTCTTTCGGAATATGGAGAACAAATGATTAAGGATGGCATAGCAGAACTACTTGATAATGATTTTGTAGTGGAAGATATGCCTAAAAAAGAGGAAGTAAAACAAGATCCTATTTACATTCCAGTATTTGTTAATCCAGAACATTTCCAAAACGAAGAAGAAAATATTACTAAACCAAAAAATAAATAAAAATGGCAACTACTGGCATAATTAATGGTACGTTGATGCGACTATACAAAGATAGTACTGCTATCGGTTACGCAACTTCTTGCCAAATGAATATTTCATCTGCTATGCGCGAAATTCTGACAAAGGATTCTGCGGCTGGAGGATGGAGAGAAGTAAAGAAAGGACAACTTTCTGGAACACTATCTACGGAGGCGTTATATGCGGGCCCGGGCGATGCTTCAACGAACTATTTGTTTGATGACTTATTTGCCGACCTTATAGCAGGTACTGCATTGACCATTAAATTTACTACCGACGTTGTGGGCGATAATATTTTTACAATGAGTGCCATTTGTACATCATTAGACTTAAACGCTGGTGTGGAAGAGAATGTTAGCTATTCAGCATCATTCGAAGTTACGGGAGCTATTGTGAAAACTACTAAAGCATAATTTTAAAAATTACCTAAAATGAAAACAATAAAAATAGCTAATGCGGACATTCCAATTAAATTTGGTATGTTCGTTTTAGGTACATTTTTAAGGGAAAGGAAGCTTAAATTAAGTGACCTTTCCCTCCTTGGCGAAGATCTTCTTTTAGCTCTTGAGCTTGCTTTTGCAGGCGTTCAACAAGGTTACAAAGCTAAAGGAGAAAAATGTCCTTACGATTTACAATCCTTTTGCGATTTGGTCGATACTGATATGGGTGGCATCACTCGTATAATGGAAATGATTTCAAACGAGATTTCACCTCCTGAAGATGATACCCAAAAAAACGTAGTGGCGAAGGCGGAGAACTCACACTTGAATACATCGAACGCTTTTGTTTCGGAGTTTTAAGATTTCCTCCTTCGCAATACAATGATATGAGTTTTAGAGAGGTTGTTATGGCTATGCAAGGTTATAACAATTTCTTTGAACAACAGGAACAAACACATTGGGAACGATTAAGATGGCAAACAACACTTTTACTAAATGTTCATACGGCAAAAGGAAAGAGTTTAAAACCAAAAGACTTAATCGAGTTTCCGTGGGAGAATCCTACTAAAAAAGAAACTAAAAGAAGTTTGACAAATAATGACAAGTCAATATTTGACAAATGGGATAAAGAAGCATAAATGGCAATAGGTAAACTACTTTTAAAGCTGGGGATTGATACCACTAATCTCGACAAAGAGTTAGGTAAGGTAGAAAAATCTATGACTAGATTTGGACAAAATATGTCTAATCTTGGTAGTACTTTAACCCAGTCATTAACATTACCTATTATCGGTGTAGGTGCGGCTGCTTTAAAATCTTTTGCAGATATGGAAAAACTGCAAAATGGTTTAATTGCCATTATGGGAAGTAGTGAAGGAGCTGCCATTGAATTAGAAAAACTACGAAAGGTTGCTGAAAACCCTGGTCTTGCTTTGCCCGAAGTGGTTAAGGCTTCGGCTTCATTACAAAGCGTAGGAATGAGTGCTGATGCTGCAAGGGAAACTATTACACAATTTGGTAATGCTGTAGCAAGGGCAGGAGGTGGAGCGGAACAATTCGATGGTGTAGTATTGGCTTTATCTCAAATAAGTGCAGTTGGAAAAGTTACGCAAGAAGATCTTAATCAGATAAAAGAAAGGCTTCCAGAGTTTGCGCGTGTAATGAAAGAGGAGTTTGGCGTAGTGACTGCTGAAGGAATAAGAGAATTGGGAATAAGTAGCGAAGAATTTATACAAAGGTCTGTAGGTGCTTTAAGTAATTTAGAACGAGCCAATGGAGGCTTAGGTAATGCTTTTGATAACCTTAAAGATAACGTTACAAATAGTTTAGCAGAACTTGGAAAAGCTATTAATAGTAGTTTAAATTTAGAGGCAGTTTTCACTGTTTTATCTGAAAAGATAAACTATTTAGTAGAGGGTTTTAAAGGTCTTAATCCTGCAACTCAAGAATTTATAGTAAAAACTGGTTTAATTGTGGCAGCTATTGGGCCCGCAATATTTATAGTAGGTAAATTAATTACCACGTTTGGCGCACTTGCTGGAACAATAAGATTAATAAGAACTACTATTATTTTAATGAGTACTGCTATATCTTCGGCTTTTGCTTCTATTCTCGCTAATCCTGTTATACTTGCGGTTGTTACTGCCATAGCTGCCGTTGGTGCCATTGCTTTATACGTTTACGACAACTGGAAGGCATTTAGCGATAATTTTAAAAATATTTGGATAAATATCAAAAACTCCGTCATGCAGGGAGTAACTTTTGTATTAGGCAAATTAGATAGTTTACAAAAGGCATTAGGTTTAGATTTATTTGATTTATCTGGTATGACCAAATACCAAGAAGAACAAAGAATAGTTGCAGCGGAATTTAAAACAATAGGTGAAACAGTCGATAGTCTTAAAGGTAAATTCAAAAGTTTATTTACCGCTACGGCTAAACCAACAACAGGAGGCGGTAATGTAGTGCCAACAGATGCAACGGAATCTGCAATTACATCTACAGGCGGAGGCATGGGAGGTGGTAGTACAAGTCCTGTAGCTGCGATAACCGCAGAAACTACAGGCATAACAAATATGCTGCCTACTTTAGATTTACTATCTACAAAATTAGTTAGCGCAGCAGCAAATAATCAAAGATTAAAAGAAACTAACGAAGATGTTAAGAACTCATTTATAGCAGTTGAGGCTCAAATGATGAGTTTTGGCAATACCCTTACGTCCGCACTTACAGCCGCAGTTGATGCGTTTAGTAATTTAGCCGTACAAGGTGAAACGGATATGAAAAAGATGGCAAGTGCTGCTTTACAGGCTGCAAGGCAAATAGTTTCAGCCTATATAAAGGAAGGTGTTGCTGGTATTGTAAGAAATATATTAGCAGGCCCAACGGGAAAAGCATTGGGGCCTTTTGCCATTGCAGTTGCCGGTGCTGCTGGTGCTGGTGCATCTGTTTTATTTAATACTTTGTTAAACAAAGTATCTGCTCCAAAGTTAGCTACAGGAGGTTTAGCAACAGGGCCAACAATGGCATTAGTAGGAGATAATAGAAACGCAAGGGTTGACCCAGAGGTTATAGCACCTTTATCAAAGTTAAAAAGCATGATGGGTGATATGGGAATAGGTGGTAGCTTGGAAACAAGGATAAGCGGAAACGATTTGATAATATTGTTAAACCGATCTCAAAAGGGATTAAGTAGAATACAATAATGGCTGTAAGGTTTGAAACGACTGTATATAATGAGAAAGGTAGGAAGATTAATGTTGCTATAAAAGACAATGTTTTTTCGGGAATGACTTATTCATTTGATACCGTTGGTTTGCAATTACAATACGATAGCGAAAGCCAGCAAGGAGCGGAAAGATTTACACCTATTATTGGCTCTCGTTGTTCATTGTCTTTATTGATAAATAGCAATGATTTACAAACATTATTACTTGATATTGGATTAGCTATTGAGGGTAGATTTACCATGCAGCTCACAGCCTACGAGGATGACAATACTACTATTTCATTTAGGTGGTATGGTTACATAGTTACAGACTTAGTAGAATTTGAAGACATACCTTTATCTATTGGTTATGTTGCTCAAATATCTGCCATTGATGGATTAGGATGGCTTAAAACATTGGATTACAAAAGTGCGGTCGGGCCGTATAATGGGCAAGATACTGTAGTACAACATATCTTAAATTGCCTCAATCAATTAGATTTTGTGCAGGAGAACTTAGTAGCAAATAGTTTGCCTGTTTTACATACCGTTTTTGATTGGCATGAGAATACAACTGCTTACAATGCTGCTAATGATTACGCATTATTATCAGTTATTCAGCATCGGGCATTTTATCATAAAGACACAAAAAACAACTACATATACCAAAGTTGCTACGATGTTTTAAAAAAGATATGTCAAACTTTTGGAGCAAGATTAATATTTTCAGGAAATCAATATTGGTTTATTCAAGTCAATGAATATTCAAGAAGTCCTGAATCTCATAAGTATTTTAAATATAGTGGTTTTGGAGTTCAAAGTGTAGGTACATTTACAGAAGATTTTACTATATCTAACGTACAAACAGATTTAGAAAATAGTGATTTATTACGCTTAAGCGGTGGTAAATGGACTTATTATCCTGCATTGAAAAATGTAGTTATAAGGTATAATCATTTTGCAAAACAAAATTTATTAGCTGGTGTCGAATATAACTATGCAACCAACGCAACGCCAATAACAACCATTACACCAACTTTAGATTCAACAAATGCAGATGCAAGATTAAGTTATACAGGAATACTTGGTTTTTATGCTCAAGCTTTAAATCCTGTTAATTTTCAACCTTTTCAATTTGTATTTGCCGTAAAGGTTGCATCAATAATTAATAGTTTTCCATTACAAGGTTTTGAAAGTGCTAACTGGACAATAGGCAGCGGCTGGCTAATTGATAATAAAATATTAAGTGGTGTTTTAATTACTACAGAGGCATTTTACACTACATTTAGCGTAGTGAATGGTAGAAAGTATTATGTAAAGATTAAAGTTGATATAGACAATGCTGGAGCTTTAAGATTAAGATTAGGAGGAGTTACGAAAACAATTACTACAAGTGGCGATTATGAATATGT